TGGGAAGGATCAAAGATAATGGATCGATCAAAGTACCTATTCGTACAATAGATAGTTTTGAATATGAGAATGTTGGATTCATAAAGTATGACATCGAAGGATATGAACTAAGAGCAATCAAAGGAAGTGAAAAGACCATTAAAAAATAAAGTCCGGAAATTTTGGTAGAACAGAACAGGGGCGATTTGTATTCTGTGGAATTACTTCAAGAATGGGGATATACCTGTAAGGGCATAGACCCTTTTGTAAAACATGATTATCTGATGGTGAGGGAATAGTCGTGCAACTTAATCAAAAAGAAAAAATGTTATATGTACATATTCCACGCACAGGTGGCAGTTGGTTTTCATACAACTGGCCATATGCTGATAGATTTGATACCTATATAAAAAATAACGGTTTGGGACGACATGGTAAATTATCGGGCATCTTGAGAAAACTAGATGGTATGAAATTTGATTATAATGATTTTAGAATAGTCACAACGGTGAGAGAACCCATGGATAGGATAGCCAGCAGTTGGGTATGGTTCAGCAAAGTCAAAGGTACCGCCCTAAAGCATGGCTGGAAAACAATAGACGACATGTTGGATGAATATGAGAGTGGTGCCATCAGAGTGAACTATCTACCACAGACACATTGGTTATGCGAAGAAAATGCCAAGTTTGATATTATCTATCGTTTCGAGGATCTATTGGAAAATTCTTATCTACCACAAAGAGATTTCAAAACTTTTGGAACAGGTGAAACCAGTTCAAAACAATTGATAAGACAAGGACAGAATCGTACCTCATTGTTGACTGCTAGTCAAAAAGAACGTATTCAAAAAATTTATAAAGACGATTTTGATTTTCTGTCTCGGTACTACAAGGATTCAATATGAATATAGAAAAACTTAAAAACGGAATATGGGTACCATCTACTGATGCCCAGATAGACGAATGGCGCGCGAAAGGATCTCCCTTCGTGCAGGACAAGTGTTTAACTCAGTTTGTTGAGTGGTGTCAATCACAAGATAAAAAATTTACAAAGATAGTGGACATAGGTGCATGGTGTGGAACATGGGCCATGACTATGCAAGGATTCGCTACAAACATTTACTGTTTTGAGCCAAACAAGATACACTACGAATGCCTACAACGAAATATAGCATCTTACAATCATGTACGGATCTACAATCAAGCGATAGGAAATGATGATGGCTACATTTCCTTATCGAAGGAATCCGCGACGCAGAATACTAGAGTTTTGTTACAAGAAGGAGACACGAAAATTTCAAAATTAGATTCCCTAGAAATTGACGACATAGACATGCTCAAGATAGATGTTGAAGGTCTTGAAATGGAAGTGTTAAAAGGTGCTTCTAGGAAATTAGAAAAAGTAAAATATATCATGATTGAACTAAACAACAATAGTAAGAGGTATGGTAGTAGTAATTTAGAGATAGAAAAACATTTAAAAGATCTGGGATATAAGATTCTAATCAAAACATGGCCTGACATAGTCTATTATAAAGCATGATGTACGATTATCTACGAGAGCTGAAAGAAAAACAAAACTTTACTCCTAAAAAGATATTAGACATTGGAGCATGGAATGGTTTCTGGACAAAAAATGTTAAAGTAATATGGCCAGAAGCAGAGTACACATGCATAGAAGCAGGATACAAACACGAAAAAGCATTGAAACAGATAACTTCCAAATGTCACATAGCAGTGTTAGGAGATTCAAACAAAGAGATTAAAATGTACTTGAGAGAAATTAACAAAGGCAATAGGAAAAAAATTACATACACAAAAGGATCTACTATATTTGGCATATTTAAAGATTATGAAATAAGGCAGATGCAGACATTGTACGAGTTAGTCGGGCGTGAGGCCGAGTTTGATCTAATCAAACAGGATGTACAAGGTGCGGAAATCATGATCATGGAAGGTGCTCCTGACATATTCAAACGTGCAAAATACATCATACAGGAAGTGAATTTATACAAGGATAAAAATTTCCCTCAAATACCCAACGAGTCTGAAATGGACGATTATATGTTAGATCTGGGATTTAAAAACAACAAAATTATTGATACACACGACGGAGTAAATCAAGTAGATAAGATATATTATTGAAATCTCTTTAAAAGATTTTTCCAGGTATCTTTTTTTAAATCCAGTTGTACTAATGGTCTTCGTATGTACTCGTCTTTTTTTTCCAGTATTTTTATATCTTTAGATTCGGTTATCAAAAATGTGTTTTGAAAATAGGTTAGTCGCTTTCCATGAAGTTCAATATCTTCTCCTGCACTTCTATCATTCCTATCTTTAAAAAACCAAAGACATATGATTTCCTTGTCCTTATTAATATCTCTGAGATCATCGCAAAATTGGAAACCGGTTTTGTATTTCAAATCAAAATCTTGCCATACTTGGTGTGAAAAGTTGTTCTGGTTTTCATATAATCTATCGTATTCTTTGATATCAAAAATAGTGGATGAATAGATGTGTTCTACAGGTTCTTTAAAGTAGTGTTGCGGTTTTAATTTTTCCCAATTCATTATGCTGAGAATAGATTGATCACTTCCTTCTTCCAATCATCGGCGTACTCACAATCTCGGTAGCCGTCGAACCATGGACCACCCTCTGTGTAGTGTAGTATCTTTGGCGAACCGTCTTTTGGTTCCTTGTACCATCCCACCAGCCAGTTGTAAGCGTGTGGCAGTGATCCTATCTCTGAGTCCTCCAACCACGAGAATCTGTGTAGGAACTTTGGTGTCTGCTTGTTTAGGAATTCGGGTGTTAGTATCTTGTTTTTCTCGTGGGCACAGTTCCACAAAACCATGCTACTCCAGTTCTTCCTGGGATAAGCAGTCTGTATCTGTCCATCCATCTTGATTGACCCATCCTCGGGTGTGTAGTCGTGCTGTACGCACACCACTGCCTTGGAATCATCGCAGTACTGTTCTAGTTCTTTCGCAGGTACTTTCCATACGAAGTCGCAGTCGCAGAACACCGCCCATCCTTTGAAATCATTTAGGTAAGGCACGAAGAATCTAGTGAAAGTGAATTCGGTTGATGCCAGTTTGTCCACGTCTCGGGTGTAGATGCCCTGTTCCCGCATCTCGTTCTGTTTGAGTGGATGTACTTCTGCGTTAGGATCCCTACGCTTGATCGAGTGCTCGCACACTTGGTATGCTATGTCCTCCCTGCTGTCCCAACCTACGTAAACCTTCATGATCTTCCTGATAGTAATCTGTGTATTTCCTGCCAATTATTTACTCGTATGACGTCTGGGTGTTCGAAGTCTCTGTTATATGGGTGGTCTATTAATATGGGCTTTAAACCGTATTTGAGCCCGGCTACAGCGTTGTTTGGCTTGTCCTCGACCCAATACAGTCCGGTATCGTGGAATTCGGCTAATGCTGAATCTTTGTCAGCACCCGTGCCCAGGATATGGTAATTTGTGAACACGTGATCACCAAACAGTTCTCCCAGTCTCCGCTTACGCAACTGCTGTGCTGGTATGTCTGACGTCTGTGATGTTATGGGTATGAATGTCCATCCTTCCGCGGACAACAATTTGACCCAGGTCTGTGATCCCAACATGGGTCTCTGTGTGCCCATCCAGGCACTCCTGTTGAACTCTCGTATAAGTTTTCTAATCTCGTCTTTGGTAACTCCAAACCTTTCTGCCATCTCGTATTCATTCTGTTTGTTGGGCAGTAGTTTGTGTGGATAGTATCGGTTGCCGTACTCGTCGAAATATGATTTCTGTAATACCCATTTGGTGAAATGGTGTTCCCATTCTAGCAACACGCCGTCGACGTCCGTGAGTATAATCCTGTTATTTGATGTCGGCATCTTCCATTCCCGCTACCCTCAGTTTCACGATGTTGGTTATCTGCCATTGTTTCTGATCCAGTCCTTTGGTGATGCCCAGCCATTGGTTCCTCAGCAGTGCGAAGTCGTTCACTATCTTGGTCAGGTCGACTACGTCATCCTCACCGTCCACGTACTTCTCGGCGTCTCTGCTTGAAAGTGCCCTGTTGTAGTTCTCTAGGAACTTCCTGAATGTTTTCGATCTCAGTCTTCTCAGTTCTATGTTTAGGTATTCCAGTATGGCCTCCAACTGCTGTAGTTGGCTGAACCTCTCCTCCACTATGCCGGGTAGTGCCGCGGCCGCTCGTTCTAGGTTGCCATATATCTTGCATTGCTTCCTGGCCTCAAGCAGTTCCTTGTCAAAGTATGCTACGCAATCAGGTATCTTCGCCAAACTTCTGCTTACCTCACTGTACCAGTTGATCATTAGTCCTCGCTGTAGCCGTCGTCGTATGATTCGTCCAGGTCTTCCTCTTCCTCGAACACTGTGTTGATCGCTTCTTCCAGTTTGGGATCAAACTCGCCAGACGCTTTTATTTCGTCATGCTCCACGCCTATGTCGTCCAGGCTCTTGATGAAGTCAATGGCCGCGTCCAGTCTGGATCTTTCAGGCACGTAGTGTGATATGGAGTTCCATAAACGCTCGATGTCCTCGTGTGTGAAATCAATCATTTATTCTTCCGTTTCTTCTTTGGTTGTTTCTGTTTTTTTAGTCTTTGCTTTAGCCTTGGCCTGGTCCGCTTTCTCTTCTGCGATCTCCTTCTCCTGCCAGTCTGCCATCAGCATATCTAATTTATCACCTGTCCATGCTTTTCTGAAGTCTATGTGTTCCTTGCCTTTGGAATCAATGTATTTCAGTCTGTTTCCGGTCTGCACCAGCACACCCTTCTTCTCGAACAGGTCCACCAGTCCACTGTAGGGATCCATGCCCGTGTCATATGGTATCTTGACCTGTACGGACTCGAATGGTTTTGCATACCTGGTCTTCATGACCTTACAGGCCGCCCTGATACCCCTCACGTCTGATACCTTGTTGCCCGCTTCGTCTTCCTTCAATTTCAGTTTCTTCATTGCTATGACAATCGAACTGGCATATATGAATCCCTGGCCTCCCGATATCTTGTCATCTGGATCAAACATGTCCTGTGATGCGTATGTGTGGTTGGTCGCTATAAGTCCCACGTTCCAACTTCCGAACATGTTCACACAGTTCCTCACCAGTGCCGTCAGTGCCTTTGGTTTCCTACCCAGGTCTCCCTTCATCTCGCCTGCCTCAAACTGATTGACATCGGTTGGGGTCAATAACA